TCGAAAGTGTTAGGGAACAGTGAATATAACAACATTGCCTGGAACGTTGGGATGTCTGCAACGTTCTGATAGTTTAAAGATGTATCAACACCAAACCCGCGAAAGCGGGTTTTCTTTCGCACAAATCATGATGCTACTGTTTACAGATTGCCTTATTGCATGTACATTTATGATGTACATAATAGGAGGTAATATGAAAATGACCAGTGCTGAAGCCCGTCAGAATATGGCGGAAATCATGAATGGTTCAGAAGATGTGGTGTTAACCCAACGTGGAAAGCCGATTAAGGTCGTTATTTCCTATCAGAATTATGAGGATTTCATCCGAATTAAGAACCAAAAAGAGCTGGATTTCATTTTTGAACGTCATGGAGACGTGATAGAGGCGCTTGCAGACAGATGAAATTGTTGGATGGGAAAGCGATTATTGATGCCCATGATTTTATTCTCAGCCGTTCACCTGGTCTGGTTGGTATGTCAGATGCCGGTCGCGCTGATGCGGTAGCGTCACGTATCAGCAATGCGCTGGCTTATGGTGAAATCGATCGAGATCTTTTTGTTGTCGCTGGACTTTATACCGTAGCCATTGCCAGAGGGCATATCTTTAATGACGCCAATAAGCGCACAGCGTTTGTCGTGGCTGTTCGCTTCCTTCTGCGAAATGGTGTCACACTCCAGAACAACCGTCAGATCCTTGAAAGTGCCATTATCGCCGCTGCCACGGGTGAAGCTGATTATATCAACCTTTCTGAAATTTACAGATCATTGCAGGCTTGAATCATTTCATGCGATTTCCAAAGCAAACCCGCCTAGAGCGGGTTTTTTTGTGCCTGTTTTTAATGATATTATCTCGGCGCTGTGCTTTCGGTTGTTTGCCGTGAGCGTCAGTGATCGGCAGGCAAAAGAAAGCCCCAGCGAACTTTAACATTCAACTGGGGCACCTTTATGTCTCGACAACATAATCGTAGCCCCTTGCCGTTAGAAAATCAACGTTTGAGGGTTCAACATGCGAAACAAGCTGACGTTTATTGTCGTCGCTGTCTGTGTGACGTTTCTTTGCTTTCTTGCAATGGAACGAACCAGACTTTGTGACTTCCACCTTAAGGCGGAGGGTATCGAAGTTTCCGCTATGTTGAACTACGAACTTAACGAGTAAGGGACTGATAGCGGCGGTTCACCGCCGCTTATCTGTCTGACAGACCGAACAGCACAGCAAACCCGCCTTGAGCGGGTTTTTTTATGGGTGAAATATGGCCGAAGTGATGACACGAATCGAACTGGGCGGCGTTCTCGGTCGAACGTTCGGCAAGGTTCATTATCGATCGATCTCAAGGACTCAGGAAGCCTGTCGTGCGCTGGCGGCAACGCTGAAAGGGTTCGAATCCTTCATGATTACCAGTAAACGGCGCGGCCTTACGTTCTCTGTTTTTCGCGGGAAAACCAATTTAGGGTTTGAAGAACTCAGTTATCCGGTGACAGGGCGAAACGATCAAGATTTGCCTGTGGTCATTGGAAGCAAACGAAGCGGTTTATTTCAGACCATCATCGGCGCGGTTTTGGTAGTGGTCGGGGTAGCAATCAGTTATTTCACAGGCGGAACGGCGTCAGCGGTGGGCGCTGGCATTGCGAAATTCGGCGGAGCAATGTTGATCGGCGGCGTGATTCAGATGTTATCACCTCAACCGCCGGGACTTGCGCATAAAGATGATGCTGATAACGCGCCGTCTTATGCCTTCGGACCCGCCGTCAACACCGCCGCTCAGGGTTATCCGGTTCCGTTGTTATATGGACAGCGTCGAATCGGTGGGGCGGTTATTTCAGCCGGGATTTATATCGAAGACCAGCAATAAGGACCACCCATGAAAGAAATGATGACGAGAATCGAGCTGGGTGGCGTGCTGGGGAAAACGTTCGGTAAAGTTCATCACCGAATGATTTCACGTACACAGGAAGCCGCGCCAGCGCTTGCCGCCACGATTAAAGGGTTTGAGAAATACATGATTTCCAGTCGGAAGCGTGGATTAACGTTTTCCGTTTTTATGGGAAAGACAAACATCGGATTCGATGATTTAAAAAAACCTGTTTCTGGTGATGTAATCCGCATTGTTCCTGTGATTATGGGCAGTAAACGCGCTGGATTGCTTCAAACGATTGTGGGAGTGGCGTTAATTGCTATTGCGATTTTTGCGCCCTGGGGGTCAGCTATCGCCGGAAGTAACTTTGTCTTTCAGGCGGGTGTGGCTGTGGCATTGGGTGGCGTTGTCCAGATGTTATCCCCTCAGGCTCAGGGATTGTCCTATAAAGACGATTCGGACAATCAACCCTCTTATGCCTTCGGTCAACCAACAAACACCGCTTCACAGGGTTATCCTGTTCCATTGCTTTATGGCCAGCGCCGAATAGGCGGAGCCATCGTTTCGGCGGGAATCTACGTCGAAGACCAGCAATAACTTTTTGTCATCCGAACAGACCGCTCATGCGGTCTTTTTTTATGGACGCGATATGGCAAAGAAACCGATATCTGGAAACAAAGGCGGTCAGTCATCACCCCGCACACCTGTTGAACAACCCGATGACCTTCAGTCGGTCGCTAAAGAAAAGATCCTGATTGCGTTGGGTGAAGGTGAGTTTGCCGGAGAGCTGACCGGCCAGAATATTTTTCTTGATGGCACACCGTTAATCAATGCCGATGGATCCAGCAACTTCAGCGGTGTCGCCTGGGAGTTCCGTTCCGGCACACAGGACCAGACTTATATTCAGGGATTGCCCGGAACTGAAAATGAAATTGCTGTGGGAACCTCAATCACTGAAACAAGTGGTTTCACGCGGACGTTTACTGATTCAACGTTGTCAGCGGTCAGATTGCGGATTCAATGGCCATCACTCTTTGAGCAATCGGATAACGGCGATCTGAACGGCTATTCGATTTCCTACAACATTGCCGTTTCAACAGATGGTGGAACCTTTCAGACCGTGATTGATACCGCTGTGAGCGGTAAAACCACCACGGGTTATGAACGAAGTCATCGCGTCGATTTACCCCAAACCGGTTCAACCTGGACTGTGAGACTGACCAGAACCACACCCGTTCAGAATTCAGCCCGTATTGGCGATGCGATGACGCTGGAAAGTTACACTGAAGTTATTGATGCGAAACTTCGTTATCCGCTGACCGCACTTCTTTACATGGAATTTGATTCCAGACAGTTTTCAGGGAATGTCCCTCAAATAACCTGTGAACCGAAGGGTCGAATTATCCGTGTACCAGATAACTATGATCCTGACACCCGGACTTACACAGGTGAATGGGATGGGACATTCAAATTTGCCTGGACAGATAATCCGGCCTGGGTATTTTATGATTTGGTGGTGACAGATCGGTTTGGTCTAGGTGACAGGCTCACCGCTGAGAACATCGATAAATGGACACTTTACACCGTCTCACAATATTGTGACGAGCTGGTTCCTGACGGAAAGGGCGGAAGTGGAACGGAACCGCGTTTAAGTGTGACGTGTATGTTCAGAACCGTTCTGATGCCTATACCGTGTTTCGTGACTTTGCGGCTATTTTCCGTGGGATGACCTACTGGGCAGGGGATCAGATTGTTGCCCTGGCGGATATGCCGCGTGATGTTGATTACAACTATACAAACGCGAACGTGATTGATGGTCAGTTTGCTTATTCAAGCTCAACACCAAAACCCGTTATACCTCAGCACTGGTTTCTTATTCTGATCCTGATAATGGTTATGCGAATGCCGTTCAGCCAGTCTTTGAACCCGATCTGGTCACGCGATATAAAACCTTTAACCAGCTCGAACTGACGCGATCGCCTGTACACGCCAAAGTGAAGCAGACAGGCGAGGTCGATGGGGGATTCTGACCAATACTCAGGACAGGGTGATCACGTTTCAGGTTGGGTTAGATGGTGATATTCCGCTTCCGGGTTATATTATCGCTGTCGCAGATGAATATCTGTCTGGGAGGGTTGCAGGTGGACGAATCAGTTCGGTGAATGGACGTGTCATCACGCTGGACAGAACACCAGATGCCGTTGAAGGTGACAGACTTCAGCTTAACCTTCCTTCAGGAACCTCTGAGGCGAGAACGATTGAATCGATCGCTGAAAACCTTGTAACCGTCACAGCAGAATATTCAGAAACACCTGAGGCTGAATCGGTCTGGGTGGTGGAGTCCGCTGAAGTGTTGGCCCAGCTCTATCGCGTCTCGATGATCACAATGGATGATGACGGTAACTTTAGCATTACAGGCAGCACTTACGACCCGTCAAAATATGATGCGATTGATAACGGCGCTCAACTCGATTCAAGGCCGATCAGTGTCATTCCCGCCGGAACACAAAACGCACCGCAAAACATCGTAATTGATGAATACAGCGTGGTGAATCAGGGGATCAGCCTTCAGACTATGCGCGTTCAGTGGGATCCGACGCCGAATGCGTTAGCCTATGAGGCACAATGGCGACGGAATTCATCTAACTGGATCAACGTTCCACGTACATCAACCATTTCATTCGAAGTTCCGGCCATCTACACAGGGACTTATCAGGTTCGTGTCAGGGCGATTAATGCCGCTGAAATCTCTTCAGGATGGAGTACATCAGCATTAACGGATTTGACGGGGAAAGTCGGCAATCCGCCGTTGCCGGTTGGATTCAGTGCAACAACAGACGTTGTCTGGGGAATTACATTAACATGGGGGTTCCCGGCCAAACACAGAAGACACCCTTAAGACCACCATTCAGTATT